ACCTATCTGGAATGAATTTCCGCATATATTAACATCCGATGCTGGTTCAGATCCTGGAGATGATGGAGTTGCTGGATTAGATTTGGCAGAATATGATAATTATATTGATTTTGAATCCAATGGTGATGCAATGTTTGATGTCACTGAGCTGCAACCATATGAACCTCGAGGTTCCATCAAATATTATCCTGAAAATAGATTCTTAGCATTAACACAACAAGCTCTACAACAAAATCAAATTTCTGGTATTGTAGATCAAATTTTAGAATACTTACCATCTATTATAACTAAATTAGAATCTCTCGTTATAGCATATGATTCTACTCCACAGAGTCTAGTTAATTATGTAGATCAGAAATTAGGTCCAGGAAGTCCACTATACAATGTATTTCTAGCAAATGATCCATTTAAGGTGAAACGTAAGAAGAATAATGGCGATATTGTGGATATTGCTGAATATGGTAATTTCTTTAGAGCATATGGTAATAATAGCAATGTAAGAGACAAATTATCAAGTAATCAGAAAGATAATCTATTGAGTAACTATCAATGGGGATTGATATTTGATCAAAGAGGAGTTAGTCAAATTGTTGCTAATGAACAGGCAAATCTTTTAGCTACAAGTATAAATAATGGAATATTACAGTTCATCGCAGATCTAAATGATTTAAGCATACATAGTATACCTAATCTTACCATTGGTCAAGCGCCACTTCAGATCATAGATCCAACACAGATACCAACTATACCAAACAGTGCTACTATTGCTACTCCTGGCGCCGCTCCTGGCGTAGGTGCTGGTAATCCGGTTGTGCCTCCATCATCAGGAACGCCTGCACCCCCTGTTATTCCTAATCCATTATCAGGTATTATTCCTTCGGGTGGTGGCCCTACCCCAGGTACATTGACAAATCCAATCACCGGGCAGACAATACCGATTACACCTTCCGGTACTACAACGCAACCATCACCTAACATATCAACATCAACATCTGGGGCAAATCTTTCAACTATATTTATAGGATCGAATTCATCACAGGTAACATTTAATGTACCTGTAAGTATTCAAAATTATTTAGATAATACGGGTCTTATTCAGCCATCAAATTATCTGACTGATAACACATTCAATTGTAATGATAGAACAATACGAGAGGCATTGAAGCAGAATGATTACATGAGAACTATCATCTTCAATAAGATTAAAGTTCAATATGCTAACATTAGGGCAGCAGCATCATTGTTAGATAATTATCTAGATTATATAAGAACATTGATGAACAATCTGGAACAGACATTGCAACAGATTGATAATCTAGTAAGAACTGCTTTTGATCCATCTCAGGCTCAATTAATGTTAGACACAGTTATAGCTCTGAACAATTTTGTTAATAATCTACAAAGTACAGGTACCGGGGTAGGTGTTGTATATTTACCATTTTTTGTGATACAAGCAACAGATGATCTTGTAAGTACTGAATTAAAAGCACAATACAATTCTATACAATATGTCAGACGTAAAGTGTTTGAAAACGATCAACCAAAATCGTATTTCATTAAATGGCCTAACAGTAGTCGTCAAGTATTACTACAGAATGTACGTAATCCAAATACCTTGACTTTTGATAATTATATATACACGTAGATGATATGTCAATAAACAGATTTACAAATTTTAGAGATATTGTTAATACTGATGGACCATTATTAACATCTACATGGAGACCGGAGCATGTTTCCATATTAGCGCCTAGTGCCACATCATTAACGCCCGGCCCGGTGGGATATGGATTACCGTATTTACAGAACACTGACATTGTAGTTGAGACGCATGTATATGGCCCAACTGCTAATCAACTTGTGCCATCTGCTACAGAATACATAATTGGTGGACCAATACAAGACTATGTAATCGATAACAATGAACTAATGGTAAATTACACTGAAGTAATGAAGAACTTCGGTATCACCAGAGGAACATTTGAAACAATAGTAAACGTTTACAGAAACATATTAGGTGATTATAGTAGCAGACCGTTTGTCATCAAAGAAATATCACCCGATAGAAAAGAGCTTCATTTAAAGATACGTCCAGGATCATTTTTATATCCTCAAGATCTTGAAAATTATCTGAATAGTTATGGTACTCCGGCTTATCAGCAAAATGTATATCAGACTGCAATAGATCCAGTTACAAATCAAGAGTATGTTCAGGTCGATGCATTTGGCAACCCAATTATACTACAATATAATAATATTCCATTATCAGATGCCCATACATTTATTAATTTAGGTGATAATGAACTGTATCGAATCATTAATGTTAAACCATGGTTAGAAGGTGATGATTTAGTAGTACGATTATATCAGGCATTACCAGAAAAATTCAATGAAAATGACGCATTTGCTTTCATAGTAGATCAATTAACAGATTCTTACAGTGATAACATTAAAGTAGCGCCTAGGCCTCAAGCAGAAATATTGAATGAGTTAGCTGGTCCTAATTTTGAAACATATACATATGCACTATCCACCGAATCAGATTTTCAAAATTATAATCAAATTTTAACTGCGACTCCTGCAATAGCTCAACAAGTAGTAGATTCTTTATTTTCAGGATCATTAGGAAGATCAAAAAAAATTCCTATAGATTATTCTGGATTTCAAAATTTTGTATTTTATTCATCAGCTGAACAACGAATTCGTAACTTCAAACATAAAATGGAGTTAATTGAATATTATGATACTGTCATTGATCAACTGAATGCAGCCAATACGGATGCTGCTTATATGTCCAATAACATCACTGTAAATGAAGCTTTAAAAAATCGTGTTATCGGCAGTTTTGATGCTTACGAGCATTGGTTATACAATGATCCTACATCGAGTTTGTTTACAAATCAAGCTGATATTTACGAAAATCGAGATCCATTCTTTGCTGAGGGAGGTTTAATAGGAGCTGAAAATTACAGAATTCAGCCATGGCCTAAATTTTTATCTGGTAGTCAATTCATACGACATGCTAGCACATCCACCATAGTAACTAATTGGTTTGATGGCACTGTTGCCACAGCATCACTATATGATATTGAAAATAATAATGCATTACGTAATACCATTCCGGAATTCATAAGAGAAGATGAAAATAATGATCAGTATATATTGTTTACTGATATGGTCGGTCATCATTTTGATATATTATACACATATGTTAACAATCTTAGTAAAATATATCACACAGAAGAACATCCGAAATTAGGTCAAGATGCAAGAATTTACACAGAACTAGCAGAATCATTAGGATGGTATCTTCAAGAAGGTAATCAGGCATCATCTTTAATACAATACACATTAGGAGTTGATTCTGGTAGTGGTGCATTTGCACAGACCGGATCATTGTTTTCTAAATCTAATTCTGACATAACTGCTGAAATATGGCAAAGAATGTATAACAATTTACCATACATTCTAAAGACCAAGGGTACAAAGCGTGCAATACATGCTATAATGAACATTTATGGTATTCCGCAATCATTGTTAAGCATTCGTGAATATGGTGGACCAAAAGTAGGAGAAGATGAACCTGTACTTATTGAAGATCGATTTGCATATGCATTAAAGTTCAATGAAGGTTCACATCTGAAAATAAACAATGAATATGTTAGTTCCAGTTTTGGTTTATTTGGTGTAGGTTTAGATAAAGGTGAAATACCGATTATCAAAAGAGAATTCAGAATCAAACCATCCGGAAGTTCACTTCTATACTCCAGAGTTGAACATGATGATAGTGGTAATGAATTTCCAACTGCGCATATTGCGATTGAACATACCGGATCATATTCTGGTAGTTCAAAATATGGAAGACTTAATTATGTGATAGGTAAAGGTTCTGGTGCATCAACTGCGTTGGTAGGTTCCACAGATTACTTACCACTTTATGATGGTGATATATGGAACATAACAGAATATTATACTACTACCGGTAATCATTTCAACACAGGTTCAAATACTGATACAACATATAATTTACAGATACAGAAAGCGTCAGATTACATAGTAGGTAAAATTATACATTCTGGTTCTGTATCAATAACTCCGACATATGCAGAACATTATGATGGATGGTCTTTATCTCCAGAATTAGAAACTGCGGGTAGTTCATCTTTTTCATATCTAGGAGGTAATACAGGTAGTTCAGATCAATATAATGTGAATTCAGCTCTCACATCATTAATGGGTACATTACGTACGTATACCGGATCGATGCAGGAATATAGAGAATATATCGAAGCATTTGATCAGAAATCTTTTGATATTCATACTCTGAACCCATCATCCTATGTGTCAGGTTTATCTGCTACTGGATCATTTGACACATTAGTGAAACATTATCCATTAGGAACAGATCTGAAAGCGGTTGATCGTTCTCAAGGTGCTGGATTATTTGTCACATCATCACATCCTGATCAGCGTAATAAAGATTTTTCACCATTATTCACTGATGGTAGAAATACATATGCATCGGCATCTGGATTCAATGTTCCGGATAATGTACAGAGAGGTAACTATGAAGTTGTAGAAGAAACCTATTATGTACAGGGTGTATCCATGGGAGGATCAGTACCAAGATCTCAGAAAATCAGATTGGAAGATAATGAACTTATCAATACATTATCACCAGAACGCTCAGCTGAAGTTTCTAGATTTGACAGAGCACCATTGGATTCAAATCGGTTAGGTCTGTTCTATTCATTAGCAGATCAGATCAATAAAGATATATTCAATCATGTCGGAGATATATCATTAGATGATTTCATTGGTGATCCAGATCATGAATTCACTGAAGAATACTCAGATCTATTTCATTTTTCTAAACACTATTGGAAGAAATTTGATCAACGAAATGACCTAAATGCTTTCATAAGAGTCTTTAGTCAGTTTGATTTTGGTATATTCACACAAATTGCTCAAACTATACCTGAACGTGTTGATGAAGTAATGGGTTTGTTAGTTGAGCCTCATGCTTTGGAGCGAAGTAAATCGAGATTGACATCATTACCTGAAGTAGAAAATATAGGCGTTTTTGCTGATTTCACTGTCACATCATCAGCAGAAGCTGAAGCTGATGTCGGTCCTCAACGAGAGGGAGTAATAGATAGACCTATCACATTTGAAGGAAATACAATTTATCATCTCAATGATAATGGTTATGCTGATATTGGTAATAGATTCGGGCAAATATCAATGTTCACATCAGGTACTAGTGATTATTGTACAATTGCAGTTTATCCAGTAGATGAAAAATTATCTGCCACAGCGTCTATTCATACTAAATATACAGTTAAAAATGATCATATTTCTCAGCCATGGACTAACTTAGGTCACATGGATGTTTCAGGAGGCGGTCGCACAAAGTCTGAGCCACTTAATGCTGGAACAGGTAGTGACAGTTTAAGATTACAACTTCGTACATATAATATGTTTGAAACTATACGTGATTTTCGTATTAACATTTCTCATCAAAATGAAGCAGGATCAGGAATTAAAGCTGTCAAAATTGATTCTGCAATAATGACAGTTTTTGATAAAGATACAAATTCTGATCACCCTAATTATAAAACAAATTTATCTGCACAACATCCGGATTATTTTGATGGTACTAGACATCGTGTTGATCGTTCTGGAAGTTTTGTTGGTACGAGTATACAAGAGAAATCATTTACAACTAATTATTCTGCTTCAGCTCTCAGATCAGATATAATAGAATTTAATGATGTACAGGTGAATCCGTTTACAGATCTAACAATTGATCTGAAATTTTTCACAACTGGGTCGTATTCTTTGATACCTGCTATTGATAAACTTGATGTTGTTCAATCAATATGTAAGGTATGTCATAATCCATTACAGCAAATAGCAGATCAATGTAGACCTAGTACAATTTACAGTAAGAAAATTTATCACTTTGGTAATCAGCAAGAGACATTTGCAAATAAATACAAACGTGATTTTGATAGATTTTCAAGCCAGTCATTAGGTTTATATTACAGCAGTTCATTAGAAACAGCTTGTTACATGGACGATTTTCTTGCTCTAGACGAGCTACGATATTTCGAAGGAATGAAGAATAGTGGCACATCAGTTAATGGTGTGTCATTAGGCGGATTCGCTGTTGTAGGAAATATGGATTTCACAGGATTAAATTCAGTAGGCACGCCGGTTGAAATATTCATTGTGAATCCAAATCAAATGATTTATAATCCAACAGCACCGACACCGGTAGTAGGAGGAGGTACATTAGTGGTATCATCAGGTGGAGGGACTAGACCTACTCCTGCTTATCCTCCCACACCAATTGCTGCAGATCCAAGTTTATTGGCTCAAGGAGGACAAAATACCGGATTAGGAGGTTAATTTCCTAGTTAAAGTATATTTATAGTAAACAAAATAGAATATGGGATATCTAAATAATTCTACAATAACTGTTGATGCTATTCTCACTAAGAAAGGTAGAGAAATATTAGCACGTGGAACTAATCAGTTTCAGATCACGCAGTTCGCATTAGCAGATGATGAAATAGATTATGATCTTTATAATCCAGATCATCCTCTCGGTACAGCATTTTATGGTGCTGCGATTGAAAATCTTCCAATAACGGAAGCATTGACAGATGAAACGCAGATGATGAAGTACAAACTCATCACATTGCCTCGAGGCTCTCAACGTTTACCAGTTATTGCAGTTCCAGTTCCAGCAATCAATGGGGCTTCTGGTACAACATTCCAGATAACTCCACAGACTGTCAACTTACCATCGGCTAATGCAGGAGTATTTGGTTATACAGCAGTTATCAATGATTCTAATTTAGTTGCAGGTACTGGTACAGGTCAAGCTGGTACAGCTGGAGCAACAGTTGCTACATTTATTGGCGATGCTGGTACGACAGCGCAGTTAACGGGCAATCAATTCAGTTTCACATTGATACATCCACAAGCTGGTAATACGGCAGCTCCTAACTTACAGACATCAATCACATTCTTCGGAAATGAAACAGGAGGGTCAGTAACATTACCTATCACAATCAGACCAGTACAATAAATTAAAGAAGACAATTATGCAAACAGCGTTATCACTAGCAATTGAACAATTCGGACATAGACTTCCGATGGATTTTTATGGCTCAGTTTTTTCACCTGGAGGTCCAATTGGACCAGGGCCAATGGTACCAGATCCTAACAATCCATTTTTAGCTGGTCAGGGAGCTGGAGCCGGTCAAGGAGGTAATTATGGTGGACTCAATATGCAACAAAATCCAGGAGGACAAGTCTTTAATCCAGGTCTAACTCCAGGCGCTCAGGGTAACAATATCGGACAGATAGGTGGCACATTTGCCAGCAATGTGTTCACTCCATTTGATTTTAACAATGACGTTCTGTCAGATGTACAGGAAGAAGTTACCAGAGGTTTGTTTTCAGGTAATACAGGTAGTTTAGTCAACATGTTCACAAGTTCATTGTTAACAGCAACTCAGAAAACATATTATCAGGAGATTCATTCCAATGGAGATCCTGCTTTAACAAATGATGCGGTATCAGAACTTTCCATAGCATATGGTCATTTCGGAGGCTCAGGTTCCAGAGATTTGACAGGCAATCTTAACAATGACACACCGACAAGAGGTATTTATTCACAATATGCTCAATTGTTATTAGACCCGGGAGATCGTAAATTTACATTTGATGGCACAAACAGTGATTCCATTTATGTATTAAATTTCAATAGAGCTAGATTTAGAGAGCGAATTGATGCTGGTAACTTTGAATTGACATTAGCTAGACTATCTGCATCTTTAGGAAGTGCGTTTGCAAACAATGCACATACCGGATCTAATGTGAAATTATCCGGCGATAGTGAATATATACAGATAGTCGATGATTCATCTGCTAACAATCCTACTGTAGGTCAATTTGGTCCAATTTATAATTTAGTATCAGGGACATTAGATAATGCAACTCAAGGTCAGGTTATACATAATCCGACTGACCCAGTGCATTATGGATTGTTATATCCACATCTAGGTGTCGCTGTACTTAACGCTGAAAAATTAGATTTAGATTTATCAGCAGGAGGTGTCAATTTTGGATCAGTGACAGGATCTCAGGTTCAGGGTGATAATGCAATGAAATTGTTCAGATCTTTATCTGGATCAAATAATTTAACACCGGTGAATTTTAATGGTGGTATACAGGCCCGTTCCATGGAACGAGTTAAAGCATCATACTATTTCTGCAGAGTACGTAATGCTACTTACAATTATTCTAATAATAAATCATTTACATCTGGATCTGGAGAATTAGCATATGCTAGTTTTGCAGATAATCCTCAAGTATATATCACTACTGTAGGGATGTATAATAATAATAGAGAATTATTAGCAGTTGCAAAACTGAGTCAGCCGATATTAAAGAACTTTACTAGGGAAGCATTGATCAAGGTGAAGTTAAATTTCTAACCTAAAAATCAATGTTGAATGGCAACACGTCCTTACATATTCCATCCAGTAAAGAGTCGGGATGTACATCAACGACCGGTAAAAACGTTTAAACATTATCGTATAACAGATACGTCATTTAACACAGGTAGCGGGGCTACTAGATATGACGCTATATACTTAGGTCGGCAATATCCAGAAATTAATGTTGGCGATTCTACATATGGTTATCCAGAAAATACTGAAACAGGTACGAATAAACATGTTGTATGGCATGGTATAGATCATAGATATTATGACCGTCCTTTTGATCCTACCATGACACAGGAATTATACGATATTAAAAATACACATAAATTTCTTTGGTATTCTGCTTCTATAATGTCAATACCATATTTTGATATGGGCGAACGAATAAGAAAGAATAGTGTTAGATTAAATATCGATGGCCCTGGTGATATTAATTATACGGCTACTGATGATGGTTATGGTAATTTACGTGACCATCAAATTGATAGTGCTAGTTTTGCGTCATCTAGTAAGAGTGTATTACATCTATCATTTAATAATGAATATAGACAGTTTAGATTTCAGCAAGGGGGATTAGGAACGCCTACACATCCGTTCCCATATTTTCTTAAAACAGCTCCTACTAATTTAAACCATTATCAGAAACAAACTGCTAATACATACGAATATAAAGATATTGATATTGTCAGAGGTGTCAGGACTACTGGTTATGATCAACATTCAGGGTTGGCTGCGCATTTTAAACAGTCCGGGTCTTATATAAGATTATCAACATATACTAATGGCATTCCTCCGTTAGATTCACATCGTGAAGTTGACAATCCTTTTGAAAGTTTCGGTTTCTGTGATGATTATACAATATCATTCTGGGTAAAAAGAACTCCTAGCGTTCCAGGTCCTTATACATTACTTAGTAAAAATACAATAAAACGTGTTGCAAGACATGATTCCGTTAATGGTACATATTTTGAAGATGTTGTTCATGAGCCGCCAGCTATTGGCCAGAACTTTGATAATCACCGTACACCATTTGCTATAGGAGTGATACCAAATACAGATGATACAGTTAGTTATCGATTTCATGCTAGTAATGGTAGTACATCAGTGCATTTATCCGGATCGAGTACTACCACTACCGGAGATGAAGCTACTGCTTGGGACCATGTATTGATACGTAATAAAAATTCTAATGTACAGATGTATCTTAATGGTAGCCAAGTAGCATCTGATAGATTACCAAAAGGTAAATTAGGTAATGAATATGATATAATGTTAGGTTCATCGGTGGGAGGATTTTATAGTAATAGAATTATTGAATCACCTATAAGTACTGATCTAACTACTCCAGACAATGTCATTAGATATATTCAGTCTGATTTATTAATCGAAGATGAAGCTGTATTTACAATAGGAGAAAATACAGTCGTCGTTATACAAGGTAACTTAACTATTGAACCTAGCGCTTCTATGGTGTTAAGCAAAGATTCAACTGTTTATGTTGCAGAATCGGTTACATTAGAAGCCCCAGGTGATTTGACAGATAGTATACAAATGGGATTTGATTCGACATTGATATTTGGTGACCGTACGGGATCGGATGGTTGGCTTGATTTTCATATGGCTGAATTACGTATGTATGATTATGCCGTAGATGAGACAGGTATTTCATCATTGAGCAATAGAAATTTCGTATCTGGTTCATTGTATCAAACATCGGTGATGGGCAATACCTTCTATAAACAAGGAGCTATAGTTGTCACATCTCCATTAGAAAAACATGTCACTGGTTCTGGTGTTTTCTTCCCAGGTAGTAATGAAAGTTTTGATCTAAGATATCGAGGTTGTCATACCATATACGAAAATGAAGTGATGGTGAGAATACCAGCTGGTAAATTAAATGTAAGTACAAATCCTACAGCAACATTTAGAACTACTACAAAGGGTGGTAATCCATGTTTACCATTTGAAAGACAGTCAATGCCAGGTTACAATATCAAATCAATGTTTGTATCAGGAACAGCAGATCCATATATCACAACTATAGGATTATATGATAGATATAGAAGGTTATTAGCAGTTGGAAAATTATCACAGGCAGTTCAGAAAAGGCCAGATATTGATACCAACATTATTTTAAGATGGGATTATTAAATGGGCTGGAGAAGTCGAAGTAAGACACGACGCGATGCGTTGAAGTCAGGTTATAGATCGGGATTTGAAGTTAAGATAGCAGATCAACTCACTGAGCAGAAAATAGATCCAAAAAAGGTTTATGAAACGACAAAAATTAATTATATTGTACCTGAGAGGCAGAGTACTTATACAGTTGATTTCACATTACCTAATGGTATATTGATTGAAACGAAAGGTCGATGGACTACGGAAGATCGTAAGAAACATTTGTTAATAAAGAAACAACATCCAGACTTAGATATCAGAATTATATTTCAGTCAGCAAAAACAAAGATCAGAAAGGGTTCAAAAACCACCTACGGAGACTTTTGTGATAAACATGGCATTACGTGGTCAGAGAAGGAAATTCCAGAAGAATGGTTGAATGTTTGAACCGACAAAAAACTTTGAAAAAAGTTGGCAAAAAGGTTGACCTTTTGAAAAATTTTTATTATTTTCAATTAATAAATTTTCATTTGAAAGTTATTGAATAATGAAACATTGATATGTTAATGTCAATGCTAATATAATATAATATTAATTATATACATGAGCAGATATGCTGTTATTTCTCTCTTAGACTCTGTACTTGGTTCATCTGGTAAACAGAAATCTGACAACATTCCATATCACTGTCCTTTCTGTAATCATCATAAACGAAAGCTTGAAGTTAACATTGTCACACAGCATTGGCATTGTTGGGTATGTAATGCAGCGGGCAGAAAGATACATACTCTGTTTCGTAAACTGAAAGTAGACAGAAGTAAGTTTGTACGATTAGCTGAACTCATAGAAGATGTACAGATCAAATCAAAATATACATCTACTAATACTCCGGTAGTAACATTACCATCAGAATATAAACCATTATGGAAGCAACGAACTGATCCAGAGTTTCGTAATGCATTTCATTATCTTGCTAAACGAGGAATCACACTGACTGACATTCTGAAATATAGAATAGGATACTGCGATTCGGGTCAATATGAAGGTAAGATTATCATACCAAGTTATGATGATGCTGCTAATCTGAATTATTTTGTTGCTAGAGCATATTACAAAGATGATACATTGAAATATAAGAATCCGTCTATATCAAAGAATGTGGTTGGATTTGAACTACATGTTGATTGGAAACAACCTATTGTTTTAGTTGAAGGAGTTTTTGATGCAATTGCAATTCGACGTAATGCCATTCCTTTATTTGGTAAAACCATATCAGATGTATTGAAACTGAGACTTGTAGAAAAATCAGTTAAACACATTTACATATGTTTAGATCAAGATGCTCGTAAACAAGCATTAGAAGCTGCTGAATATTTCATGGCAAATGGTATACATGTATATTTCGTAGATCTGCCAGATTCAGATCCAGCTGACTTAGGATTTCAGAAGATACATGAAGTTATAGATCAGACATCAGAACTGTCTGAATTCAAATTAATGGAAGAAAAAATATTATGTACGTTATAAAAACAGACATAAAACAGATTGATAAGATTTTTCATATTGCAGATGTACATATCCGAAATGTGAAACGTCATAAAGAATATAAGATAGTATTCAAACGATTATATTCTTATATCAAAAAGAATGCTACGCCTAATTCTGTGATATATGTGGCAGGAGATATTGTACATGCTAAAACTGATATGTCACCAGAACTTATTGATATGGTATCTGACTTTTTCAGATCTTTGGCAGATATTTCTCCTACCATCGTGATCACCGGTAACCACGATTGTAACCTAAATAATTCAGATCGCTTAGACGCTCTTTATCCTATCGTTAAGGCTATCAAACACACTGATTTACACTATCTTAAAGACACAGGTATATATAGATTGGCCGATGTGGACTTTAACGTTATGTCCGTGTTTGACAAACCGATTGATTTCATAAAAGCTGACAAACTAACAGCCGAAACAAAGATTGCATTACACCATGGCGCAGTTAACAATGCTAGTACAGACGCTGGTTTTGTTCTGCAGAATGATCATGTCACAACAACGATATTTGATGGCCATGACATGACATTGTTAGGAGACATACATAAAACGCAATATCTTGATAATGATAAAACAATTGCATATGCAGGTTCATTAATTCAACAGAATCATGGTGAAGGTTTGGTACATGGTATATTAGTCTGGGATGTCAACACAAGGACTTCTGAATTTGTTGAGATAAAAAATGACTATGGTTATTACACAGCATATGTGGAAGATGGCGAACTGAAAACAGATATTTCAAATATACCATTAAGGCCTAGACTTAGGCTCAAAGTTAAAAATACCGACGCTGCGGATATAAAAGCTGTTACATCATATATACGCAGCAAATGTAAAGTTCAAGATATCACTATACAACGTGTCAATGAGATTAATACCACAAACACTGCTAACAAAATTAATTTCGGTAGTGTCAGAGATGTGGAATGGCAAAACAATGTGATATCAGAATATCTGACAGCTGAGCATGGTGTAG